AATACGTTTACTTTCAGAACTCCTATTTTTGCGAGTAATGAGAATATTACTTATATTCACAACACACATTCGCCCATTATTCGTTATTTGGAATAATTTCGTGAACACGTCTTCCAAAAAAGTAATATATTTTTTATAATTTTCATATTCTACATACTCCTTTACATTAAAATATGGGGGAGATGTAACCGTTAAATCAACCTTCGTTCCATCGTTTATAAGTTTAGTTAAACCATCTAAACAATCTCCTTTGTATACAGTAGTCGTATCATCTTGGTAATACTTTTCTACACTCATACTTACATATCGAGTATAATGTTTAAGCCGTTAATGGATTTAAAAATATATTCCTTTACATCGTACAGACACGAAAGTCCACAACCAAGAAGAAAACTATATATCAAACTGATCCCGTCGCGTTCGCGTTCTTACCTTTCATATTTTTTTTCTATATGAGCGAAAATCCGAGAAACGCAGTTCCCGCACCCTTTGCCGATCTTGTGAATAACCATATAATACCATATATACCGGGTATGAGAATGGACAGTATTAATACAAATAAACCCGCCCAAAAAGTCCCGACAACGTTAATATCATGTTTAGCAGGGTCTTGTGGATTGTATGAAACTGGTATATGTTCACCAATGTGATACTCTTCATTCATTTTTACATTCTTATTACCATTGAATGATTTTCCGTCGACCGTGTACGTATACACTAAATCGCACATCCATTTATCATCTACATCTTTAGAACACGTTGCATTAAGTATCTTACCCTTAGTATCTTTAGAAAACTCCTTTGGTCTGAATATTAAATAAATACTCAAAAGGAAAAGGATCATCGCAACAATCATGGCGATCAAAAATTTAAAAAACGCCAGCCATCGCCCCGCAACGTTAGCCGCAGTTATCAACTTATCACCTGTTTTACTTTTCATTTATATATTCTAGGAAAATAAATTGGTAAAGGTTATATTTATTATGTCATGATATAGCGACTTCGTCGTCAGGTTACACGAAATGCTTCTATAGAATCTCTTCAAAATGCTAGATTGTGATATTTTTAGGGATCAGTAATTGTTTAACTTGGCGAAATTTCTCTAGTAAAGATATAGTATGATACTTCTTGACCAAATAACCCGTTACATATCCAAAGATATAATGTTACCAACCCGATGCTATGCAACTAAAAAACAACTTTTATGTATAAAGGATTGCTGTGAATGTAAAATTTTCTGTAAAAAGCCTCCAAAAGGTTCAATCCCCGCACCGGTGCGAATAAATAATAGAAATAATTAATAACTCTCAGCTAAGACGTGACGAATTTCATTCTCATCTGGATCAACTTGTGCAGGGTCAATAACAATCTTACGCTTCACTTGAGACACCTTTTTCTGTTTCACGTGAGATGTACTATTACCCGGCTCATACGGAATAGAGGAATGATGGAGACAAATACGAACTTTTCCATCCGGATTACGCTTATAGCCAAATGTATATTCAACCTCCGAGATTTCACCAGTTGTGGCGCATGTAAATTCGTAGGTACCCATAGCATGCGCTACCTCATTGTGACAGTCGATCTGATGGTTATTGAAAATTACTCTACTAAAACCCTTTTTGGCATTAATAGCAAATCCTTGATCTTCTTTAAAACCGCTAATTACGGCATCGTGACCCACAAAGTAAGACATGGCATCGTTAGCGGTAGGACGAAACTGTTGATCTACGGCTTTAGTAGGTTTAAAAAGCACATTAGAATGGTCATATCCGTATAATTCACTCGCGCGTTCACCCGCGAGAGTCACGTAATCACCCCCCGTAAGGAAAGAGTTAGAAATATCTACAATAGACTTTGCCCAGAAATTTTGTGCCTCGATAACTTCACCCCTCGTTACCTGTTCAGAGCTCATAAGAGTGCGACCATTATCGATAAGATGAGAGGCTTCATCCATAGGAGGTGAATATCTACGATTAGCTTCGGGGTCACGTTGATCCGGATCATAAAAAATGCTATTCTTAGATTTGGTAGAGGGTGTTCTCAAAGGTTTCGTATTCTTCGGTTGACGCGTAGTAAATCTACGTTGGGTGTTGATTTCTGAATCATATTGATCAGGATCGTAAACAGCGCGACTGTTTACTCGATACATATTAAAAGAATGAATGGGAGATGACATGTTCATATATATAAGATCATCATCGTTACTTTTAAATATGATATTTATCACCTTAAATTAAAAAATAGAAATATTTAAATTTTAAAGTTTTGGTTCAAAAATAATAACATTTTACTAATGATATAAAACTTTACGACAGTATACATACATATGGGAACATCACCTAGTAAACCGTGTACAATAAACCCCCTAAGAATTGACTGCGCCGTGAGACATAGGCGATGTGCGGGGTGTCCGCATAACAAATTCTTCAAACCTGAAAAACCTACCGAGCCAAATATAGACACGAAGTCAAAGTAGATTACCAAAACTTATATATAAAAAAAATATATACGAAAGTAAATGGTTCATTTAGATCGAATATTTGAAGAAATACGTGTATTAAATGTAAAGGATGAATCTTTACTTTCATTCCGCGTTTTCGAAAATTTTAGTAAACGAATACAACATTTTAACACTATAAAAATGGGGTTATTTCCAGAACGAAATTTACTCACAGATGATGAATTGGAAGAAATAAGGTGTCTTGACGTATACTTTAAAACTCTACAACACAATTTTTCCGATATTTTTGTAAAATGGCACAGGAGAATTTTTTAAAATCATATAAAGAATATAATGGTTAATAAAACATGATCTGTACATATAAGAGCCCGGTATACACGCGCATTGGAAATTATACAACTTCTCGCAAAAGTGTGTGCGTGTATTCGGGGAAAGGAAATTTCGATAAAATTTTGAAAACTAATAAACGAATGCGTTACGCTATTCGAAAACATAAAATATCTAAAAAACTAAAGAATGATAGCAACAAGATCATTCTCGAAGAACTTGTATCTATACTCGATACAATCGACGATGAAGTTGTTAATAATATGAATAAACTTAATTGTGAAGAGATTCTCGACTACGAATTTTTTAAATACATCGAAGACCGTGATTGGCCTTAATATTAATTATGAAAGATCTGTCGCTCTTCGCCGCGTTTGACTAAAAATAAATGATCATATGCATGAAGTAATACAATAGATAAAGCTAAAGTACTTACAGCAACGCGGTTTGTTTTTCGCGCGACAATTACATGGAAGACAATTATAGCGAGTATAATCATCTGGATAACTGTTAAATTAGGAATAGGAATCATTTATTATACACACACTTTTTAATTCTACTTAACTATATGGGTTATAGTTAACTAGAAATATATTCGGTTAGTGATATAACATTAATCTGTCGCAGTTTTATACGTTACAACATTCTTAAGTGCATCCGGAATACCGACAGGTGCTCCACCAGCTACAGCTGGACCTTTGGGTCCCATCGGCCCTTTAGGACCCATTGGACCGGCTACTCCAACCGGACCCGCTGGACCCGCTGGACCCGCTCGACCAGATGAACCCGATTTACCCGCTGGACCCGCTGGACCCGCTGGACCCACTGGACCCGCTGGACCCGCTGGACCCGCTGGACCCGCTGGACCCGCTGGACCCGCTGGACCCGCTGGACCGCGTGGTCCTTCTGTAGCAGTTACTTCAGATTTGGTATTCTCACACTTTTCAACTATCTTAGCAATTAAATTATACAACTTTGTTTTATCGAGACGTACACGCTTAATTTCATCCTCAATTTCTTCAAGAAGAGAGCTCATTGTAATATATATAAAGCGAAGATTATCTTTAAACCCATGATAGTGATAGGACCACATTTATTAACCGGGATTGGTCAGCATGCAACTAAATATACAAAATTGTTCTCTCCACACGCCGAGTATTTTCAATTAGGTAGTACATTACCAGAAACAGAAAATGCCCTGATATTCATGTTACCTCTCCCTCAGCACTTAAAGTATCTTGAGTATGTAAGAACCCGTGTAAAACGTATCAGTTGTATGACTGTATGTGAAACGGAGACCGTACACGAGGATTATGGATTAATCATGAACGAATTTAAGCGTGTCCTGGTGCCTAGCGAATTCTGTAAACGTGTATTTTCTAAACAATTTACAAATAACACATTTGAAGTGGTTCGTGCACATATACCAGAACCAATTAGACCGTATACGTTTTATTTTATAGGTAACGTGTTAGATCAACGAAAGAATTTTAAAAAAATATTAGAAGCCTTTATACGTTTAGACGAACCAAATACGCGACTTTTAGTTAAAGCAACGTGTAATAGAGATGTAGTTATTAACACACCAAGAGTAGAATTGATTAACGGTTTGGTATCTGACGAAGAACTAAATAAAATTCATTTCAGGGGTGATTGTTATGTTAGTTTTTCGAGTTCCGAAGGTGTGGGAATGGGTGCTGTTGAAGCAGCTCTTCGTGATAAACCTGTTATTATCACGAATTACGGTGGAGCACCCGAATATATAAAAACACCTTATACAATAGACTGTGAAATTCAAGAGTTGGAGAATGATGACTTTCTATTTAAAAAAGGTATGCAATGGGGCAAACCCAATTTCGACCAACTCTTGGAATTCATGCGATCAGCCTATATTAATGATGTACGATATATGGAACACGAACACACGAAAAAAATTACATCTAAACAAGAGATTTTACGAGAATTCTCTCTCTATATAACCGGCGATGAGTGCGATGATACCGCTAAAAATAGACCCGGTAGTTAAAGATCCCTTTTGAGCAATCAACATCATATTTATATCATCAATAAAACCAATCCCTGTTGGTTTTTTGATTATTTCTGGTAACATTTTCGCAACAACTAAATAAACTATCATTGAAATGAGAACCGGCTTTAACGTTTCCTGGTCCATTGTTTAATATAACTCGATAAAATATTATTACATAATCTTAATAGGTTTACCTAAAGTTATAACTTTTCCGCTAATAGAATGTTTTTTACAGTAACAGTCGTTAACAGCTTTAAACGAACATCTAGTACCTTTAAGTGTTAACGCCTGGCACACCCTGTCGACATGTTTCTGTTCCCGTGCTTGTATTGGTACTTCATCTAACATAATAACAGTCCGTGATTGTTTTTTATTTTCACACTTTTTATATGATTGCTTCATTTTAATGATACTCCGTGCCAAATGTTCACATTCACCGTCTGGCCTGGACCTATTGAGCATCTTCATCGCACTTTGAATTGTTTCGTGTTGTATCATTCCTGATAAATGATGAAAGATCAAATATCACGCAACAACTTAGGTGTAAAATTTGATTAAACAAAGTTAAAAATGATATCATTTACTATAAAAATGCGTATGTGCTGGTATTATCAGTGTCATGTATGCGAGTGTCCATTAGATCCCAAAATTCGTACTCGTGATAAAGATAACAAATTATTCATAAAATACTACAAACATATACGTCCTTTATTTACGTACAACAACACGAAATACTATTCATTTGTAAATGGACTAACCGTTAAACCTGTGTGTTATTCGTGTTTTTCAAACAAACCAAAAGTTGATATTCGTTCTTTAAAAATGCGAGAACTTGGTCTAAAAACAAAGTTAATACAAAAATCAAAATCGAAATCGAAAGATGAAATTATGTTATGGTTTGATGGTCTATTGCGGAGAGCTATAAAAAATGGATTGGATATTAAGAAATGAACAATTTGTCAACCTAAGTGGAATGCATTTAACAAAAATCGTATATTTTGAAAATGAACGTGCCTAAACCAAACAGAGAAATTACAGAGGAAAGAAATGTGTTTTTGACCTGGACTCAGCAGCCATCTGACGTTTTGGTTGATACTGTAATTGACACGGTTAATTCACCCAATCAATTAAGCATATGGTCATGGAACGCGACTGGGGCGGCTCCACCACCTTTGCGACCTACCGGGCAAGAACTGGATATTTTTAACTGTTTCACACGAAATAACATGTTTGATATCATAGCATTACAGGGTGTGAACAAAAATCAAACAAAAATCTGGTCTTCTAAATTAGCAAAAATAATAAATGATAACGGATATGCACCGTACGATCCAAATTACATCTCATGTAACGGAGGTAGATGTGGACCTAAAGCACTTGAACACGAAAGGCCGAGTACAACGTTTACTTTCTTCAAAAAAGAACTAATACCATATATCACACATCACGAATTTCATCACGTTCTCGATGAACCTGAGTATGAAATATATAAGATAAATCATCCGTCTTTGGGATATATCACATTTGTAAACGTGTATCTAAGACACGGTACTTCATTTTCTTATAATGTTGAAGATACACGCACCATAATGTGCGGTGATTTCAACGGTCCTTATTCATTTACAGATGACTTAGTAAGTATGGGTGATTTAAAACAAACGTTTTTGAACGGTAATTCTATCGACATAATAAATGACCGTTATCCAGTTACTGGAGGAATGACGTGGACATCCGATTATTATGATGTAGGTATAGGAGATTACACAACTCCACGCTCCAGACTCGACCATTTCTTAGTTAATCCAGAGTATGTCGACGAATACATTTATTCGGTAGATTATAGAATTCCTGTAAATCATTGGTGGGGACGTAGTGCTCACCGGCCGATTTTTTTCATTGTTAAATAACTTCCGATATTTATTCCTACATTTACGAAGTTTAAAAATTATTAATATGACCTAAGTTAGAGTTTTGGTTTGTAATAAACAAAGAATCATGGAGAGCGTTGAGAAACTCACGCATATCGAGCATGTACTTAAACGCCCCGATTCGTATGTCGGGCCAACCGATTTAAGTACAGAATCCTATTGGATTCTTAACGGTCAAAAATTTGAAAAAAAGAGTACCAAATATTCACCCGGCTTACTCAAAATTTTTGATGAGATCCTCGTCAATGCCATCGATCGCAACTCTATCCATCCCAAAAATACCAGTTCAATAGCTGTGACTATCGATAAAGTATCAGGTTCCATCACCATTGAAAACAATGGTCCACTGGGTGGAATTTCGGTTAAAATGCACGAAAAAGAAGGAATCTGGAACCCTGAACTCGTGTTCGGACACCTTCTCACGAGTACAAATTACAATGATAATCAAAAGCGGATTGTGGGAGGTAGGAATGGATATGGAGCCAAGCTTACGAACATTTACTCTTCAGAATTCTCAATCATCGTAAAGGACCACGAAACAAAGCAGACGTACACACAAAAGTGGTCGGATAACATGTCAGTCTGTGAACCAGCGAAAATCAAAAAACATTCAGGTGCCACGTCATCCGTGTCAATCACATTCATTCCCGATTGGAAAAGATTTAAAATGTCTAAAATGGATAATTCTATTTATAAGATTTTTGAGAAACGTGTATGGGATGCTAATATCTGCACGACTCCTAATTGCAAAGTCAGTTTTAATGGTGAAGCTCTCCCCAAACAAAGCTTTGAGACCTACGCCAAAATGCACGAAGGTGTAGAAAATGTACACTGTGCTACAAATGGTCGTTGGTCTGTGTGTGTCGGCCCATCTGAAGATGGTATGCAACAGGTATCCTTCGTAAACGGTATCTGTACCAGTAAGGGTGGTACCCACGTTGACCACGCTGCTTCACTGGTCGCTGCAGGTATCATCGAAGAGATGGCAAAGAAAATTAAGCTCAAACCTCAACAGGTCAAGAACACACTTTCTATCTTTGTGAAAGCAACCCTCGAAAACCCAACCTTCTCGAGTCAGGTAAAGTCCGAGTGCACACTCAAGGCACAAGACTTTGGCTCTAAGTTTGAGATGCCTAAAACATTTGTAAAAAACGTTTTGAAGACGGGTGTTTCAGATGAACTCACAGCCTTATCAAAGTTTAAGGAAATGAAGGAACTCGCGAAAACCGATGGTGGGGCTCGCAAGAGTAAAATTACCGGAATTCCCAAGCTCGATGATGCAAACAAAGCCGGTACAGCTCAATCTGGAAAATGTACCCTCATCGTCACAGAGGGTGACTCAGCAAAGACCCTCGCGGTTGCGGGTCTCTCCGTAGTTGGTCGTGATCACTACGGTGTATTCCCACTTCGTGGAAAATGTAAGAATGTCAGAGATGCCTCTGTATCACAATTGACTTCGAATCAGGAATTTAATGACCTTAAGAAGATACTTGGTCTCCAACAAGACAGGGAATACACCGACGTTTCGGAGCTTCGATACGGTAGGTTAATGATCATGACCGATGCAGATAACGACGGTTCACATATCAAGGGTTTAATTCTCAATATGATTCACGCGTTTTGGCCGAGTCTCCTCAGATTAGGCTTCGTGGTATCGATGGTCACGCCGATCATTAAAGCCACGAAAGCTTCTCAGACCAAATCGTTCTATACAGATTCGGCATTTCGTTCATGGTACAGAGATGGTCAACCCGGTTGGCGAATCAAATACTATAAGGGACTCGGTACTTCAACTTCTGTGGAGGCTCGGGAATATTTCAAAATTATACAAGATCTCACCGTTAAATTTAACGTGGATGTAATGACAGATGATTCGGTGGTACTCGCATTCGATAAAAAGAAGGCTGATGATCGCAAGACTTGGCTTCTTGAAAGTACAGCGAAAGAAGCAGGGGATCTCGAGGTACCTTACGGTAATATAAAGCAGTTGGAGATTACCGACTTTATTCACAAGGATTTGGTAAACTTCTCATTGGCAGATCTGAAACGTTCTATCGCACATATGGCAGATGGACTCAAACCGTCTCAACGAAAGGTTATGTATTCATGTTTCCAGAAGAATTTAAAAGATGAAATGAAGGTTGCGCAACTCGCCGCTTACGTAGCTGAAAAGTCTGCTTACCATCACGGCGAAGTAAGTTTGGCCGACACCATTGTCAAACTAGCAAACGACTACACAGGCTCTAATAACATTAATCTTTTGGAGCCATGTGGTCAGTTTGGTACCAGATTGATGGGAGGTAAAGATGCCAGTCAAACTCGCTATATCTTTACGAAGCTGTCGAAGGAAACTCGAAGTATTTTTGATCAAAAGGATGACGCAATACTTACCTATCTCGACGATGACGGACGTTCGATTGAACCCGAGCATTATATGCCTGTTCTACCTATGGTACTTGTGAATGGAACTGAGGGAATTGGAACGGGGTTTTCGTGCTACGTACCACCCTTCAATCCAGAAGATATCAAGGCAAATATCCTTAATTTTACGAATGGCCGAGAATTGAAAAAAATGAAACCGTATTTTCGAGGGTTTAAGGGGTCTATCTTAGAACAAGATGACGAATCGTGGATCGCGCAAGGTGTATGGAAATGCATTGGGAATACCATTAAGATAACCGATCTTCCTCCGGGTAGATGGACACAAGATTACAAGGAGCATCTCGATACACTTGTTGAAAAGAAAATCATCAGCGGTTTCACGAACAACAGTACAACGGAAAATGTCGATTTTATCATCCAGGATTATAGGGGTAAGGACGCTGTTAAGGATCTCAAATTGCAAAAGACAATCAGATGCTCAAATATGCATTTGTTTCATCCCACAAAGGGTATCTGTAAATACGATTCACCTGAACACATTTTGGTTGATTTTATTAAACTTCGTATGGAGTATTATAAGAAACGTAAGGCACATCTTATAGACACAACCAAACAGAAGGCTGAACTCTGTTCTCATCGAGCCCGTTTTGTTAAAATGGTCATCAACGGTGATATAGTAGTGTTTCGTCGCAAGAAACAGGATCTCGAAAATCAACTTTCTACCTTGTTTCCAAAGATTGATAATTCGTATGATTACCTTCTACACATTAAGACCATAGACTACACGGATGAAAGAGTGAAAGCGTTATTCGATGAATGGAATAAACTCAGAGAAGAAGTTTGTTTAATTGAAGCTACCGGTTATTTTGAAATGTGGGAAACTGATATTAAAAAATTGTGAATAATAGATAAGTATGGAGTTCAAAGGACCTAATGAAGGTGCTGTATTAACTCTTAATAGTATAGGTCAGCAGGATACATATCTTATTAATAATAATTCCGAACATTCTTTATTTAAATATGAAATAAAAAGACATACAGATTTTAGAAAATTTCATAAAAGTATAACCGTTTCAAGACCCTCGACAGCCTCAGATTCATGGCCATTTGGAGAAAGTGTGAAAGTAAAACTTAATCCACAAAATATGGGCGATTTGTTATCAAATATGTATATACATATAAAACTTCCTGGCGTAGATTCAAATTCTAATATAGCTGATCAGGTAGGAAGACATGTAATACAGTCAGTTTCTATGAGTGTAGATGAAATGGAAGTCGATAAATATTACGACGATTGGGGTATTATATACGATGAATTGTATCTTGATGCATCTGAGAAACGTACAAAAAGATATACGATTAATAGAAATCAAGCCGACAATGATTCACATAAGAATGATTATATATTATCCAGACATCCATCAGAATTAATGATTCCGATACCTTTATTTTTCTCTCGGAAATATCAAGGTGATGAATATGATTCAAATTCACCGAATAGGCCATATTTTCCAACATGTGCAATATACAAACAAAAAATAGAGTTTGATATAAAATTCAGACCCCAAACATTTTTTACTAATCATGGTACCGATAGTCGTACTAGTATATCGTTAGATAGTTTTGATATAATAACAGAAGAACAAATTATCTCACCAGAGGAACGCGCATATTTAATGACAAAAAAACAGACGTTTATAACCGATATGGTTAAAAAGCACCCTACAGAAGAAACGGTTATAGGAGAAAATTCTATCAAATTACAACTAATTCCTAATATTCCAGTAAAAACATTAAATTGGTTTTTACGAAAAACTGAATATGAAGACGAGCGTGAACATGGAAGTACATCACCTTTACCAGATATAGACGCAAAAGAACGAAAATTTTCAAATCGTTATAATTTTTCCACCTCTTCTACACACTCGTCAGATAATTCATTTTTTAATACACCATTAGAATCTGCTAAAATTTATGTAAATGGACAGGACTTACCTAATATACCGCGTCCAGATCATAACTATTTTAAATACATCGTTCCATATAATACACGATTATCTAGACCGGAACGAAATATATACACATATGCATTCTCGATGAATCCGGTTAATGTGGAGCCATCGGGAAGCTTGGATTTTTCTAGATTAAATTCGGACCGTACTTTATTAGATATACAATTAAAACCTAACCTAACAGATGTATATACTTTACATCTCTACTATCTTGGATACCAGACATTTATTTTTGAAAATGGGTTCATGAGACTTGCTTATTAAACAAAATACCGTGATGTGAACGAATATAATCAACAATTTTATTTTTTATACACCATCGGATGAAATTCAACTGTGCGACAGTCGTATGAATTTCATGTGATGTATCAGGGATATTATATGAAATTTTTTCGGCGCGACAAAATGGATCGAATAGTTTTTTACTATATCCATCTAAACTGGACTTGTATGCACAATGAACACTGAATATTTTCCCATCATTAGTTGTATAAGATAAATTATTCTTCTTAGAGTAATTCGTGATAAACCACTCCAAATTTCTAAGTGATATACCACTAGTCTTATTTAAAAGTTCGATTAATGTAGCTCTATTCTCGGGTATTGTATAAAAATTGTTAATGGATGATAGTAGAATATCTGACTTGTTCATATTAAATTATAGAGGGTAATTCTCTAAACTCATTCGATTGAACCTTTTCCTGTTCGCACGCGGGACATCCTTGAACAAATCCAGAAGGAAATGGATGGTTATGTCGAACGATACCGCTCGGGATTGTAACAGGTGTTCCGGGTCTATTTTCGTCCACGTGCAAACAACAATACCCATCTATTATAGCCTTATTTGTACACAACCTTCCATCTTTCTTTACACCCATACAATAAATATCTTTATCCGATGCTAAATCTCGTCTTACTTTTTTTATCGGAACACCGTATAATTTTGAAACCTTTTCCGATATACTAGATACATACTCGTAATTTTCGCGATGAATTTTATCAATTATTACTTTATGTTCTCGTTTTAACGCAGATATCTGCTGCTTTTGATTTTCTATTTCGTCGCTGAAATCTATTTTGTGTTGCTGTTTATAGTCTTTTATAGCAGTTGCTAGTTTTTGTTTGTATTCTTCCTTACATTCTTTATTATGTTTCATAATTTCTTTTTTAGCGTCTTTATTCTTATCTTCAATCATGCGACTCGCCTCTTTTTGAATTAAGCGTGCAATATCTTCTACGACGCCGACCATATTATACTATCACGACTTTTTTTTAAATATATCACTGAGTAGTAATTGATCGGATTTAGATTCAACTTTTTTTCTTGTTTTTTTCGGTGGTTTTGCTCTAAGAAGCAATTCACCGAAAATCTCATCTTTAACATTAGTAAATAAGGGTTCAAGTAAGTCACACACGGGATTCAGATATTTGTTTAAAAAATAATATGCATAATCTACGGGTAAATTGTTATCTTTTGCATATACAGGGTCTTCCGATTTTTCAAATGCACGCGCTTTTGAATCACCCGTATTTATCAATATATAAGGTACTCTATCACCGGATTGTGGCTCAGATCCAGGTTGCCGGTTTCTCATTTTTCGAACAACTTGAACATGTGCTTGACTGATATTTGCAACCTCTTCACTATTAATAGAAACACTTTCCCCTTTCACTTTATATGAATCTGATAAAGATTGACTCAGTATGAGTTTTTCATTCGGAACATCTCCCTCGAGTAACTCAACTGCTCTTTTACGGGCAAGTGCTTTAGGTGCGATAGTATCACTACTATCTAACACGACGTCGAGTAATTCTTTGCACACTTCTCTTACATGCGGTGTATTATCTCGTCTGACAAGTTGTAACCCCTTTACGTCAATGTAATCCATATTCATGTTACCATCTTTACTCTTAGTCCAAAGTTTGGCAGCGTACCGTTTTTTTGAATATAAAAAGTATGGACAGTAAACCTTTTCAAGCTCTAAATTATTCGGAGCCTTAAATAGCTTAGTACACTCTGCGGCAGCACGTTCTCCAAGTTCCCAGCTATACTCAATAGCCTCCACCCCTTTTCGTCCCTGTACGTCAAATTCGACCATAACTGAATCCGTATCACCGTAGCGCACGTACGATCCTGGATAATGCTTTTCAACGTATTCCTTTGTTTCGTCTATCATACTTCGACCTTTCATTGTGGTCGTCGATGCGATAGCGACACACGGTAAAATGCCCTTAGATGCACCAGTAAATCCATAGACACTATTCATACTGATCTTATATGCCAATTGCTTACCATTATACATTTGTTTCATTGCACCGGTAGCTTTGGCCATATCTTTCTTTGCTTGCTTTCTAAATTGCTTAAGCTCGAGTAAAATGCTAGGTAAAATACTTGGTACATTTTGTGCAAATTTATGCTCACCAAATTGTTCATATGTAATTCCGGGTACATTTTCATACTTTTTATCCATGACGAGTGTTGAGTAACAAAGATTATGTGCCATCATGATACTTGGATACAGACCTTCGAAATCTAAAGCTGTGATAGGAGTATAATATGCACCGGATTGTGCTTCTAAAACCGTAGCTCCAATGTAACCTGTATTATCTACATGACCATATTCATACGTAGGTACTTTAAATCCCATTTCACGTGCCTTTTTAGTTAATTGACTAAAAACTTTGATCTGTTGACCTCTCTCAACTAAGTAAGATAGGGGAACCCATGTAGCTTTTGCCATCTCCAATAAATTCATCAAAGTGCACAACTTTGAAACGAGTCTATGTGGAAGTAGTGTATCCTTAATACAATACTCAGCGACTTCCCTAAGTTTAACGGGGTCACCTTCTTCATATCGTCTAAACATTTCTTTTGGTGGCATGTCTATTTTATTGTCCCCGAGATATAGTTTGGAAACGTTATCAAGTTTGTATGAATCTAATTTGTATTCGCGTTTTACTTCATGAAACAAATCAAATATAAATCTACCAGGCATAGGGACTAATTTTAACTCGTTATCACCCAATGCGCTTGATGATAGCTTTTTACGGGTTAATGTACACGTATAATCACGTAATTTGCTCATACGAAAGAATGCTAAAGGGCAATTATTTATAATTCCACGTTCCATTAAATATTCTAAATCAAATCCAAAAATATTCCAACCAGTAATAATATCTACATCAAACTTATTTATATATTCAGTGAATCCCATGAGAAGATCACGTTCAGTAGAATAGCTGATGATGTTACATCCATCTAAATTAGAATCCGTTTGTTTATAACAAAGACACGTTTTATCGTATGGTTCTTCTTCGCCGAAACGAAGTAATGAAATTGCTATCTGAAAACATACATCCCCTTTTATAGTGGGATCGGGGAACTTACCAGTAGAACTATGACATTCTATATCGAAAGATGCTATGACAAAAGGCGCTATATCCGTAGTCTCAATTGGTTTTAAATCTTGCCAATTTTCACATTTTAGATCTATGTCAACTTTAGTATCATATGCAATATCACAACTACCACCGGTATCTACCCAACCAGTAGATTGTATCCCAGTACGATGCATCAAGCGTAACACTGGATCTACATTCGCTTCAAATATCTTCAATCTACAGGATAAACCCGTTATAGATTTACGCAGACGGTTACTTATAAATCTTCTCGAAAGTAAATTTTTACAGTGAATCTGAAGAAAATAACTATCTTCACCGTTTTGAAATCCTTCCATATCTTTAGCTTGTACAGTATCAATATTTTCAATATCTGGACATGTTCGATTTACATATTGAATAAGAGAGTTTGGTGTCATATACACAGGTACTTTAATGAAAAAATATGGTATAAACTTCGTCGATACACACACGGAATCACCTTTCATGGTTTTACCAAACATTCGAATAATATGTTCCTCATTTTCATCACGAGCGTTCCAGGTGAGAACTTGAAACTGGACCATATTTCGTTATAGAGCTAAAATTTTAATATCATTTATTAATAAATGTCAGCTGCGTTGATCGATCTTGTGTCTAAAGGTGCTCAGGATGTCTTTTTAACAGGCTCGCCAGAAGTTTCATTTTTCCACCAAAATTATAAACGACATACAAATTTTTCTATAAAACCCGAACGACTAGACTATGTAGGCACTTTCGGTGACGGTAACGAAGTGGTTGTTCCACTTCGAACCAAAGGCGATTTACTTAATTACATATGGATCGAAGCCGATGGTATAGGTGACATCCGTGATAATGCCACAGGCTTCTTTAGTAAAGATGCTAGCCCGACCGAATTCTCTTTATGGATCGGTGGTCAGGAAGTAACTCGTCTAGATTCTCTTTACATACAGGGGGTACATAATCTTCTTTATAAACAGGATCAGGCTAAATGCTCATCGGCTCTTACCCTCGACGAGATCCCCGAAAATGCTTTAGGAAAAGGTTCTAACGCAGATCACTATGTCATACCGTTCTTTTTCTCGGAGGATTGGACAAAATCGCTTCCATTAACCGCTTTGCAATATCATCAGGTAGAACTTCGCATTAAGTGTAGGAATGGTGGAACTAACTTTGTTCCCGGTAGCACTCCTAAGATTTATGGTACATACATATACCTCGATTCGGAAGAACGTAATGTTATTATCGATTATACTCATGAACTTCTCATAACCCAAACACAATATCAACCAATGACTCCTACTGATATAGATGTTGATCTTACATATTTTAATCACCCCGTAAAAGCTGTACATGTAGTGTCTTCTGAAGCAGATGGTAGTAAATGGGACCAAAATTGGACATTCGATACTGCCACCTTATACATTAATGGAACTCCTTTATTCGAAAATATGTCTTCTACATACCATCACAATGTCGTACCTGAAATGCATTGTACAGCGCTTCCTCCTAGCGCCTTAAGTAGTGTATCTACATACACCTGGCCATTCTGTCTCACCTTAAATAAGTCACAGCCCAGCGGTTCGTTGAATTTTAGTAGGATTGATAATGCTAAATTACAATTGTCTGGCGGAATGAGTACTCGTAACGGTAATTACGTTCGCGCATATGCAGTCTCATATAACATCCTCAAAATAAAAGATGGTATGGGAGGAATTGCCTTCAGTAACTAAATAGTCATATAAATATTTTTAATTATAATTAACCAGAAGAACCGAATCCACGCGTTCCTCGCTCGGTAATTTCTATGTCAGTGACTTCTTCTATAAGAGGAGTTTCACATTTTTCAAGAATAAGCTGCGCGATACGATCACCTTGTTTAATTTCAAACTTTTCACTTCCGTGATTAAACAAGATGACCTTGAGTTCACCTGTATAATCGGGATCTATAACACCCGCTCCAGTCTGGATACCATGTTTGACAGCGAGACCGGATCTGGGAGCGATGCGTCCATAAGTACCTATAGGGATCGTAGCGGCTATACCAGTGTTTATAATCCCTCGTTCCATAGAAGGAATATACATGTCGATTGTACTGTATAAATCATATCCTACAGAACCGGGTGAAGCCCGTGTAGGAATAATTGCACTTGTTTCTAAACGCTTGATCAAAAGCTTCATTATATTATAAACGCAGGAAATCTTTATACATTTTGTATATTATCATGAATCGTATATAATATAATAAACATTCTTCGTGAATATCAACATTGTTCAAATTGATTACAATTACCAAACAAATGGAACAGGTTCATGACTTCTCCTTATCCTATAACCAGAAGTACTATCACTGATCGGTTGCTCTGTATCATCCACCACATCCTCCACCACATCCTCCATCTCTGTTGGTGTAGATGAGACGGACGGTGCGTCGGTTGGTGTAGGATCTTGTATCAAAGCGTCTATGTCAGCATCTGTGATTTCTTCGTCCTCTTCTATTCCTTGTTTGAGTACGTCAACAAGTATCCAGTCGAAAAAACAGTTTCTTAATTTTTTAACAGAAAATATAATAATAATTGGTAAAACTATAACAAGAAATATAAAAAATCCAAGACCCATACTCAATCGAGAATAGTAAAACATTTACTATAAATACACATTTTATTTCTCGTTAGATATTATGAAGGTAAAACTTATAAAGAGTCTAAATCCTCAAAAAAAATTTAGAGTCATATTCGAAAGCGGTGGACACGTTGATTTTGGGGGTAAAGGATATTCCGATTTTACAATTCATAAAGATCCATCACGTATGAAAAGATATCTCGCGCGTCATGGTCGTATGGGAGAAACTTGGTCTAAAAATGGAATCAAAACGGCTGGATTTTGGTCCAGGTGGCTTTTATGGTCAAAACCGTCAATGAAAGAAGCCAAAAACTTAATGTCAAAACGATTTGGTATTCGTTTCAGTTAAAAAAAGTGATCCGTTCTGTATAATTTAGCCTGATACGGCGCAGATTTACCCAATACATTCACGTTTTCATTACCGTAAAGTTCCTTACACCCCATATCATCCATACAATCACGGTCGTTGACGGTTAATGGTATGGAATAAATTTGGTTACCGGGTGTCGATGTGTAATAATGATACTGATCACGTCGTCCTCTGACTTCCTTCCCGTATAAAGGGAGTGTTTCTTCATTTTCACCTAACAGAACACCCATTTGTTGTACAAATCCAGGTTTGTAATTTTTTACGGGAGGGTCCCTATACTCGGGTTGTATGGGGCGCGTATAAATTGGCTGAGGTGCAGGGACGTGGATGGGTACTGGTACTTCTACGGACTTTGGTGGTTGCATTAATAAATATACGATAATACCTATAAGTATAAGTATAAACCCAACTCCTAACGCGTTTGAGTTTTTACGTTTCATTTATATATATTTAGAAAATAATATTGATATCTATAAATGGATGCGCGGGAAAAAGATAATATAAAACCCATTAAAAAAAGTAAAAAGGTTGATAAAGAGTGGTCACCAGAACAAATAGATATTCTAAAAAAATGGGGTGAAGCGGCTGCGTGTTATAGATACATGCACAATCACGCGTATCTCGTTTTTAAAAGAAAAAATTATAATTTTTCATTACCTGTTATTATATTATCAACTGTTACGGGGACAGCGAACTTTGCGCAGAGTTCGTTACCCGAAGGTTTAAGATCGGCAGCACCTGCTGTCATAGGAGCTTTAAATTTAATTGCTGGGATCATAGCGACTGTTATGCAATTTCTCAAAATTTCTGAATTGATGGAGGGACATAGGGTTGCTTCTCTTCATTATGGTAAACTTTCAAGAACTATTCGTCTCGAATTATCATTACCATTCAATGAACGGTCATATGATGGTACCACAATGATAGATATGTGTAAAGCTGAATATGATAAACTCATAGAACAATCTCCACCATTAGACGATATAATCGTTCAATCATTCGAGAAACAATTTGAGAATAAGAAGGAAGAACTTCAAATTTTCAAACCCGAAATTATGCATATAGAACCCATAGAATTATTTACAAATGAAGAACACACAAATGCTCGAATGTTAAAAGCTGAATTAAATCAAATGCAAAAAAATCACGCTTTATTAAATACAGGGAGTATAAAAACTCTTCAAGTGAAAGACGATTTAGATGAAATTGTTATAGAATCACAGAAAGACGACGTGTAATATAAACAATCATTAGAAATAGCATGATATTAAAGAGTCCAATACAAATCAAATAAGGAAAGACCTTTTTCTTAATAGGTTCTAATATCCTTGTCTGAATTGTGTCATTCTCTAAAAAAATATCTAAAGCTTGATCAGTAAGCTCATCGGTCATGGACTCTTTCATTAAAATACTACCACAAAAAAAGAACCTCCCACAAACGCTACATACACGCGAAATCAATTTACTTAAAAAATACATAGAAGAAGGTCATAACGTATTTGTATGTGGCCCTATCGGCTGTGGGAAAAGCTTTATAGTTGAATATGCATTAGATTCGCGTGATACTATAGAATTACACTCTGAACTGTTTCAAAAAAAATGTAGTTTTATGGATCTTATCGGAAATACTTCATCTAACATCCTTATAGATGGATACGATTCATCTATTCATGGACATAAACAGATAATTGATAAAATATCAGATAAAAAGGAACGTTTTACAAATGGGTCCGTAATCGTAACTTCTACATCTATACACATGCTTCCAAATTTTAAACTTATCATAATTCCGAGAAAGACGCCGGATATGATATTTTCGTTAGCGTGTACAAACCCTAAAGCTCGTGTCGCGGCTGATAAATGTAACGGTAATATCCGTGATTTTTTTAGTTATGTAGATTGTTCGGATATCAAGGATGTATTCAAAACTTCAAAAGATCTAGTAATCGATATATTATCACGTAAAGGTGTATTCGATATATCACAAACAGTGCACGAACACGGTCACGTGTTAGATGTAGTACATGGAAATTATCTGTACTCAATTGGTAATGATACGAGTAATATCATTAGCGCATTATCAGATGCCGATGTGTACGATGTTGAAATGTATAAAGGTGACTGGAATTGTATGCCTTTTTACATAACATGTGGTATGGCTATACCAAAAATTAATATGGGTGAACCAATTCCTGTAGATAAAATAAAACCAGGTAGTATATGGACTAAATATGGTAATTATAGAATGCGACAAAATAGACTTCGTTCAATTCAAACTAAACATAGTACAAAGTTAGGGGTAGAAGAATTAAGTCTTCTTCGTCAATACGCAATTAGTGGAAACGTAGACACCTTAATCGAATACAAACTTGAACCACTCGACTTTGATATTATGAATCATCTCGCGGTAGGAAATAAATTGAAACCGACAGAAGTTACAAAAGTTAAAAAGAAGATGCGTGCATTAATAAATGAGTAGCTCCGGAAGTGATGCAGAAGAAGAAACCGACGCCGTACGTGTCAACGGTTGCGATATCTACTATTATGGGGGTGTTGATCGCGAGAATGCATTGGAATTTATCGATCAATTCAAAAAGCTCGAACTAGATCTGCTAAAAAAATCTATCGAATTACCTGGATACGATCCAACGATCCGCGTTCACATTCATAGTGACGGGGGGTGTGTGTTTTCGGGTTTAAATATGATGGATACATTGAAAAGTTCTCGTGTGAACGTAGTTACCATAGCCGAAGGAACCTGCTGTAGTGCTGCTACCTTTATTTTGTTAGGTGGTGGGAAAAGACTCATGAATAAACATGCATTCGTGCTTGTTCATCAGCTTTCAACCGGATTTTTTGGAAAATATAATGAACTGCGAGATGAAATGAAAACATGTAAGAAAATTATGCGTACCCTAAAATCGGTGTATCTAAAAGAAACAAAAATCCCTAAAGAGAAATTAGCAGAATTTATGAAAAAGGATGTATATCTAGGATACGAGGAATGTATCACGTTCGAGATCGTAAGCGGTCATTCTTAATTACTACATATCTCCTGTACATATACAAAGTACCAAAAATAATAAAGACAATACTGATTGTATTCATATTCAACGGAATCTTCGTTAACGGATCAGGCTTAAGTCGCGCCATTCTTTCGTAATTTACAACGGGAAGCATTCTACTAATATGAATACAATTTTTACTACCGATAAAAACAACAAACGCCGCTACCTCGATATCCGTGTTGAGGAAATCGATAATGTCTGGTGTATCGTAAAGGCCACTGGTCAGGTTGGTGGCAAGGAAGCAAGATCTATAACCGAAGTACCTCTTGGTTACGAAAGCGCTACAAAACGTGCAACGACTATGTGGAAAAATGCGAATACTAAAGCTACATCTATTTTGCCTATGCTGGCAAATAAATGGGAAGAGCGTCAAAAGTATATATCCGAACCCTTCTATGTTCAACCCAAACTCGACGGTGTTCGTCTTCTAGTGTCTAGAGACGGTGGCATCTCACGAACCGGGAAAATCATACCCGGTACCAAAATTTTTGGTAAAGGTCTAAATAAGGATCAATATGTCGACGGTGAAGCTTTCGATCCCAATCTCACGTTCGAAGAAATAACGAGTACATTCAAAAAAGATCCAACAAAACTCAAGTTTTACGTGTTTGATTACTTTGACCTAAACGAACTCGATTTAACATTCGAAAAACGATGGGAAAAACTAAAATCTCTTAAGAATCCTCATTATGAATATGTGAATACTAGTCTAGTGGAAAGGAGGGGTCAAATTAACCGTGTTCACGCTAGACATGTACGGGAGGGACACGAAGGAACAATGATACGTGATCGTAACAGTGTATACGAAGTTGGTCAGCGAAGTAATTATCTTCTCAAGCATAAGGATTTTCAAACAGAAGAATATGAGATTGTAGGTGCTAATTGTGGTCATGGTAGAGACGCAAACGCTGTGGTCTGGATATGTAAGACTGAAGATGGTATAAACTTCAATGTTCGACCAGAAGGAACAATCGAAGACCGAGAATTTAAATACGCTAACAAGGATACATTCATTGGTAAAATGTTGACCGTTCGATTCCAAAATTTGACGAATTATGGTGTCCCCAGATTTCCCATTGGAATCGCAATTAGAGATTACGAGTGATTATAAATCAATGAATCGTATAGCCGTTGATATTGATGAAGTTCTTTGTCATTTTGTTGAGTCTATGGCTCGTCACAATAATCTAACACTTCCTAAAAAGCAAAAATATTCATACGTTTATAGAGATATGTTCAAGATTTCAGAAAGGAAATCTTCAAAGATAGTACGCGATTTTTATAATTCAAAAGAGTTTGACGATTTAACCCCCATACACGGATCACGTGCTATTATTCAAATGATGCGCCCAAAGATTGACAAAATATACATTATCACGGGTCGACAGGATTGTGTCCGTAAAAAAACCGAAGATTGGTTAGATAAGCATTATCCCGAACTGTTCGATGATCTTTTACTTACCAATAGTTTCACATCAAACGAAATTCCGAAAGTGGATTTATGTAAAGCTCTAAATATTGATACGATCATTGACGACAGCGACGTACAATGCGATATGTGTGCCGAGCGAGGTGTAAAACCTGTCCATTTTTCGGGGTATAATGGAGTTGATATGTATCCTTGGTGTGATTTAAGAGAAACGAACGTATTGAGTTGGGATCAGCTCTATAAAGATAATTTCTTGACTCATGAAAAAAATATACACATCATTCGGAACTGCGACGATACGGAGTGTCCGATGAAGTTTTGAACCTATTTATAACCCGGCTCGAGCCGCGGAAGTAGCTACGCTACGTAATGGTGGATTTATAACGGGTGTTCGTCTTATGGATGTGGCCGGTGAACTATTAACTGGTGGACTTTTATTGGGTGTTCGTCTTATGGATCTGGCCGGTGAACTATTAACTGGTGGACTTTTATTGGGTGTTCGTCTTATGGATGTGGCCGGTGAACTATTAACTGGTGGACTTTTATTGGGTGTTCGTGTTGTAGATGTGGTTGGTGGACTTTTAGCTGCTAGACTTTGAA